TCAGCAAACGTAAGTGACGCTCACTTCTATGTTGCAGGATATAAAGGTAGTAGCGCATACGACGCAGGACTATTCTATTGTCCTTACGTGCCTCTACAGATGGTCAGAGCCGTTGGTCAGGATACATTCCAACCAAAAATTGGCTTTAAGACTCGTTACGGAATGGTTGCAAACCCATTCGCTGAGGGTCTTACACAAGGTCAAGGTGCTCTTACATCTAACGCAAACCGTTACTACAGAAGAGTAAAGGTAACAAACCTAATGTAAGCGAGATGCTTATATTCTTTTCAAGACACCCTGCGGGGTGTCTTTTTTTATGTTATAATATAGTATATGGATTTTATCAGAAGACACGTAGGTCCTTCAAAGGAGCAACAGACTCAGATGTTAGAAGATTTGGGTCTTACATCATTAGATGAGTTAGTAAGAGAGGTTGTCCCCGATTCAATATTACTTCGTGGTGACAATAACTTACCAGAATCTTGCAGTGAGGCACAAGCACTCTGTGAGTTAAAAGGAATAGCACAAAAAAATGTAATTAAACGTAGTTTAATAGGTCAAGGTTACTATGGAACAATCACACCGCCAGTTATACAGCGAAACGTTCTCGAGAATCCAGCTTATTACACATCTTATACTCCATATCAGGCAGAAATATCTCAAGGAAGATTAGAAGCACTGTTTAATTACCAAACTCTAGTCACAGAATTGACAGGGTTACCTATAACTAATGCATCATTGTTAGATGAAGCGACTGCAGCAGCAGAGGCAATGATATTAGCATACAATGCGTCGAAAAAAAATACTCTTTTGGTTGACAGTAAGATATTTCCGCAGACTTTAAAGGTATTACGCACGAGAGCGAAACCATTAGGGATAAAAATACTACTGATGGACTTTGATAGGTCTATGGATTTACCTGACTATCAAGAAGCATTCGCAATTATAATTCAGATGCCTAATAATGAAGGTAAACTGAGATATCCCGATGGTATATTAAAATGTTGTGAAGTCTTCAATGTAATGAAGATTGCTATTGTAGACCCATTGGCACAGGTGTTAATGAAACCTGTAGGAGAGATGGGATTTGATATAGCAGTTGGTAGTATGCAAAGGTTTGGTGTCCCTATGGGATTTGGCGGACCTCATGCAGCATTTTTTGCAACCACTGAGAAACATAAGCGGAAAGTTCCTGGCCGTATTGTAGGGCAGTCGGTAGATAGTCAAGGTAATAAAGCACTACGGTTAGCATTACAAACAAGGGAACAACACATAAGAAGAGACAAAGCAACGTCCAATATATGCACTGCTCAAGCACTCCTCGCAAATATGGCAGGTTTTTACGCTGCTTATCACGGTGCGGAAGGTCTGAAAAGAATAGCAACCAGAGTATTAAAATATAGACAAACGTTATTACTAGCATTGAAATGGTGTGGAATAGAAACAGATGAATCAGAAGGATTTGATACTGTAAGATTTAAAAGCTCGTTTGCTTTAGAAGGTTTTAATGTCAAATATGATGATGGTTGGTATACCTTATCCTTAGATGAGTGTACCACATTAGATGAAATACATCAAATTATTGATACACAAGTTGATTTTCCTAATAAAGCGGACACTATAACACATGTTTTAGATGCAGTAGGAGATTACAAATGGTTATCAATACCCTATCGTAAGAAAGAGTGGTTGACGCAGGAAGTATTTAACAAATACCATAGTGAAACTGACATGATGAGGTATATACATGAGTTAGCATCTAAAGATTTTACATTAGTGAATGGTATGATGCCACTAGGTAGTTGCACTATGAAACTAAACTCCGCATCAGAGTTGATGCCAGTGTCATGGGAAGAATTTAATTGTATACATCCTCTAGCACCACCTAGTCAGGCTCTAGGTTATGAGCAAATTATGGTAGATTTGCAGAAGTGGTTATGTGATATCACAGGATTTGATTCTATATCATTACAACCAAACGCAGGGTCACAAGGAGAGTATGCAGGATTGTTAGCAATAAAAGAATATCATGAAGCAACTGGACAGGAGAAACGTAATAAAATTCTAGTGCCTAAGAGTGCGCATGGGACTAACCCTGCTACATGTATCATGGCAGGCATGGAAGTAGTCAGTGTAGACTGTGATAGTAGTGGTAACGTAGATATACATGATTTAAGAATCAAAGCATGTCTAGATGCGGATGAATTAGCGGGTTGTATGATTACATATCCATCTACTCATGGTGTATTTGAAGAAACTATTAGAGAGATATGTGATATTGTGCATGAGTTTGGTGGTCAGGTATATCTTGATGGTGCAAATTTAAATGCACAGGTAGGTCTAGCAAAACCATGTGACTATGGTGCAGATGTATGTCATCTAAACTTACATAAAACATTCTGTATTCCACATGGAGGCGGAGGACCTGGGGTAGGACCTATAGGTGTAGCAAAACATCTATCACCTTATGTAAATCAAAGAGTATCAGCAGTAGTGCAGGGTAGTGCAAGCATTTTACCTATAACATGGATGTATATAAGAATGATGGGTGGTGATGGCTTGAGACATGCATCAGAAGTGGCATTGTTAAATGCAAACTGGTTAGCAAAGAAGATAGAACCACACTTTGATGTATTGTATAAGGCAAAGAATGGTAGAGTTGCACATGAATGTATATTTGATTGTAGAAATTTACCGTTTACTGCAGAGGATGTGGCAAAGAGATTGATGGATTATGGTTTCCATGCACCCACACTGTCATGGCCTGTGTCAGGCACTATGATGGTTGAGCCTACAGAATCTGAGTCGCTGGAAGAGTTGGAAAGATTTGCCCACGCCATGAGTTGTATCAGATGGGAGAAACCTGAGTTGGTAAAGAATGCACCATATACTGCAAAAGAAATAGCAGGAGAGTGGAAGCATGAGTTTACCCGTATGGAAGCAGCATACCCCGTCAATCAAAAGAATAAGTTTTGGCCAGCAGTCTCAAGGATTGACAACGTATACGGTGATAGGAATCTTGTATGTGCCTGTAGTTAGCTAAATAGTATTATGAATGAAGACGAATACTTTGATGAGAATTTAGGTCTCGTCTACCCAAGAGAAGACAACGATGACGACTTGGAACAAACAGATAGAGAATAGAAATTTTCTATCCCCTATAGGATTTAAGTTTTTATTAGCAGAGTATCCTAAGATACCTTACTTTGCGCAGTCTGCTAATATTCCTAGCATGAATCTAGGTATACAGCAACAGGCAACACCACTTAGACAGTTACCTTTAGAAGGTTTCATAACCTATGACCCATTGAATCTTACCTTTCTGATTGATGAGGACTTGGAAAACTATATGATATTACATAACTGGATACGTGCACTAGGTACACCAGATACTTTTGAAGAAAGGAAAGTATTTACTGATAGTAAGAAGAAACAAAACAAAGAGTTTAGGACAGATGCTACCCTAGCAATTCTAAACAGTAATTTTAATATGAATTTAAACTGTGTATTCCAAGATATCGTGCCACAGTCCTTGTCAGCAATGGAATTTAATGCTACAATAGATGGTACAGAATACGCAACAGCAAGTGTATCTTTTACTTACGCTGCTTACCAAGTAAGACGAGGTGAATCAACGGAGAGAGATACACGTTTAGCATAATTATGAAACTGACCCAAGAAGTCATTGACAAAATCCAAGAAGCAATGCTACACACCAAGAAAAATGGTGACATCAACTGGACAGATACTGATGAAATTGAAGTGCAACTAGCAGGGACGTTTGCTGCTGATAGATTTATTGTCATCAAGAATAAAACTAAAGACCCTGTTGTAAGTGCTGCACCTCATCCTTATTTCGATTATGAAAAGAAGGTCTTTACCAAAGATGGTAGAGAAGAGTATATGAAAGAAAAGAAAACAAAATGAATCTTGAAAAAATTCAAGAGATGTGGGCAAAGGATTCAGAAGCATTCTTTGACCATAGAGAATTACCTGAGTTACTAGCAAATGACAGTATGGAAACACCTCGTCTTCATGCTAAGTATGTGCAATTCTACAATTCATTTAAACTGATGCTGTCAGAGGCACAAGTTAAGAAGAATGTATTGTATAAAATGAAGTGGGAATACTACTCAGGCAAAGCACCATCAGAGGTATACAGGGATAATCCCTTTGACCTCAAAGTATTGAAGGGTGACTTAGATGTATACATCAATAGTGACTCAGATATATGTAAGGCAAACCAGAAAATAGACTACCTAGAAACTTGTATAAATTGTATTGATAGGATACTTAAACAGATAGACTCGCGAGGGTTTGCTATTAAGAATACTATGGACATTATCAAGTATTATGGTGTTAGATGATAACCATCTCAAAAAAGAATGAGGTTTATCTACGAGTTGAAGGAGAGCAACACTTAC